CGCCCCGGTGACTTCTTCAAAAGCCGCCCGGATGTCGTCTTCAATTGAGCCGTTGGACTTGGGAATCCGGGATTGACCCGGCGACCCGGTGACACTGACAGCCGCCCGTCGCGCCTGCGCCGCCTTGTCTTGCATCGGAGCCGCCGGGGCCTGCGCTGTTTGCAGGAACGGGCGAATATCCGGCCTCATCCAACAAGCCATTTCGTAGGCTTCCTTTAGGTCCGAGGCTTTCCCGTTGTGCAAGAGGACCGCCATATCATCGCGGACGTTCTCAAAATACAGGTTGGCCGGATCGTTCTGGAAGGCGTCGATTTGGCTGACGATAGGCGCGGTTTGCGCCGTCTGGACTTGGCTTTGCAGGACTTGGAGTTGCTGCTTTAGGGCCGCAATCTCTGGGTGGCTGTCTCGCGCGGGCTGGGCCTGGTAGGGCTGTCCCTGCGGCTGGGCCGTGTTCAAATTCACGCCATACGAACGGGCCAGAAACTCAAGCCCCTGCATCGGATTCTTCTCAAGCAAGTCTTGTGCTGCAAGCAGCGTCTTGACCGCGTGAACCTCATCCATCCCTTGCGCGGCCCATTGAGCGCGGCGAGGGGCAAGCACTTGCTCCAGCGGTTCATACCGCTTCACTTCCTCAGACTTGCGCCGCAGTCCGTGGTCGATTTCCTGTTCCCGCTTTGCAACAGCCTGTTGCACTTCCGGGGGCAGTTTATCAAACGTGGCCTTAGCCGCAGGCGACCATGAAGCCGGGGCGCGGATGGCGAGCCTTGCAGCAGGGTCCGCGACTGCCTCCGAGGGCTGGTCGGGAGTATCTTGCACCATTTCGGGCGCTTTGGCAATAAACTTGCCGTCAGGGCCTCTAACGCGTCCGTCTGCTGCTTTTTCGCCGTCATCATGGGGCGTTTCCGCCTCGATAACCGCTTCCGGCGCAACCACCACTTCCTCAACGGGCGCAGGCTCAGGCGCGTTGCCGCTAACCTCTGCCATTGCCGCCCGGATGTCGTCTTCCATATCGCTCATAGTCTGGCCTCCACCTGATCCATAGCCGTCTTAATGTCTTGCTTAAGTTCGCGGTCAGACAGCACAGGCCGCGCCTTTGGTTCAATCTTCTCCGATCCGACAATTTCGCAACCGGCGTCACGAACACCGCGCTCATAGGCCGAGCGGCTGTCATACATAAGGCCGTTGGCATGGTTCATAATTGCGTCCATGCCGTCTGACCGGATGAACGGTGCTGGCAGTTCAGAACGCTTGCGCTTGAACTGCTCTAGGCACTCACGGGGCCATGCGGAGACTTCATGCAAGCCTCCACACGCCTGGCAAACGCGATAAGTCGCGCGAGCCACGTTAGCCCACCCACTCAATCACGCAAAAACCAACGGTCCCTGCCCCGCCGATCTGATTTTGTGCGCCGCCGCCGCCGCCTGCGCCATTGCCTGACGCCGCCGTGCCGGGCGAACCACTGTTGCCTCCAACGCCGCCGTTGCCATAAAACGAGCCGCCGCCGCCGCCGCCAGCAATACCGCCCGTTCCTCCGGCGTTATTGGTTGCGCCAGACCAATTGCGGCCGTTGCCGCCCTGAGTGCCAGTGATACCCGCACCGCCGCCGCCCGCGTTGCCGTGTTGCTGGCCTGGCGCAAACTGGTTAGCTGCCAAGGCCGTGACGTTAGTTCCGTTACCGGTTGCGCCACCTGCGCCACCAGCAATAGCGTTGCCACCCGGAATGCCTGAGCTTGACCCGCCCTGCCCTCCATTTGCCGCCGCGCCCGCAAGGCCGCCATTGCCCGGAGGAGCAATCGGAGGCGTAACCAAAGCGCCGGTAATTGAGGTCGCCCCTCCGTCACCGCCGTTTGCGCCAATCGCGCCGGGCACGCCTGCCGCGCCAACCGTAATGGTTAGCGTTGATCCTGCCGTTACTGGGACGAGAACGTCCGTAACCGTGCAGGACGCGCCGCCGCCACCGCCAGCACCGCCCGTTGCATGGCCAGAACCGCCAGCCCCGCCGCCACCGCAATAGGTCGCGCGGACCATCGACACATTCGCCGGAACGACAAACGAACCAGAGGCCACAAAACGTTGCGACTTCAGCGAGGCGCTGGCCGCAGAAAACATGGGGATGCTCATATTAGCTTCCGATCACATAAACGATATCGTTGAGGGTGCCGATAATGAACACCCCGGCGCTTGTGCTAACCGGCAGGCTAACAGCCTCGCCCGGCAGCAGGGCAAAGCCGTTGCCCGACCCGTCATCCGTAGCGGTAACGCCAGACGAACCCACAAACACCCGTCCGACGTTCGTGTTTTTGGCTTTAATGGTCAGGCCGTTGGAAAGCGCAGCCGTGGTCAAAGCCACAGCCGAGGCCGTCACGACTTGTTGGTCAGCGTGAATGTGCGCTGCACCGCCAGAGCCGGGAATGCCCGAAATGGCGTTCAGGAAAAACTTGTAAGCTACTTCATTCCACGGTTCGTTGGCCATTATGCAAATCCTTGAGGGGTTGGGTCACGGGAGAGGGCCGCAGCCTTCACCTGAAGTTCTTGGCCTTTGAGGTTAAGTTCAGCCATGCCAAGCTGGCCTTCCATTTGCGTCCGCTGTTGCTCGATTTGAGCCTGCATCTGCGCCGTCTGCGATTTCAGTTGCTCGACCTGCATTGCGCTTTCGTCGGGCGGTGGTGGCCCTGGCGGCTGCACAGGCGGTGCGGCCTCTGCCTGTTCAAACACCTTGTCGATAACGTCTTCCATTGACCGAGAGACGTTGAAGGTGCGAGCGCCCTGTTTCAGCACTTCGGCAAACAGCGGAGCCGTGTAAGGCGCAGACGGGACGATGCCAGCCGCCGCCGTCATCAAGCCCACAATGGCGCTTGTGAACTCGGTGAAGGCCATCTTGGCCGCGTTCTCATCCGGCTGGACCGTCGAATCAGTCTCAACGTCGATGCGGAACGAGCGCAGCGCGTCATTGCGGAGAAGCGCCTGCACCTCATCCCATGTCGGCTGGGCCATCAGCTCCAGCATTGCCGGATCAGGAGTCATGCCGGGCGGAATAGGCATCCCCGCTTGCTCTGCCTGCTGGATCAGCGGCATGATTTGCTCGATTTGCTGCTTTTCAGCCGCCGTAAGCAGCTTCACGTTCGTCATGGCCTTCAGCGTGTCAATGCTGAAATGCTCCGCAATAATCTCAGCCTTGAGCCGTATGGCGTCACGGCAGAACCGCTGCAAATCGCGTTGACGGTCACGAACACGCAGCGAACCCCACTGGCCTTTCAGCCGTTGAGCCGTTGCCGTCTCGTTGGGATTGCTCTCACCCCGAATGATGTCTGACAGGCCGGTGATCTGGTAAATGTCGTTCAGGACTTGCGAGCGGGCCTCGTAGCAGCCCTTAAGCACCTGAATGACCATATCGACCGGAACCCACTCGATAAGGCCGCGAACGCCGCCCTTCTCTTTCCAAAGGTCAAACGTGTCAATTGGGATTAGCTTGTTCTCGTTACCCGGCGAGAAAACCAGTTGCAGTTCGCGGTTCGCCTCACCGGCATAGACACCGACCATCCGCAGCGCATCTTGCAGTTTGCCGATACGGGCCGTCAGTTCGTCCAGTTCGTCGGCCTGGTCCTGATACTGGACGTAATCCGCAACCGGGATCGTGCTGTCATTGGCCGTCGTGGCATTGAGCGGAGGCGGGCAGGGGAAGAAGTTCGTCAGCCCTAGCGGGTCTTCGCGCTTGTCCAGCACACCGCCCGTGTAGCCCTTGCAGACCCAATAGGCCATCTTCGTGGGCTTGTCCCAAATCTCATAGACCTCGCCCGTTTGGCTCGACTGCTTCTGGGCATCCGAGGCCGTGTCCGTGCCGGTCGAGGTCGTCGTAATCGGGACGTTCTTGGCCATTTCAGCGCCGAAGCGTTCCGTCAGTTCCGCCCTTGTCATGTAGACGCGTCGGGCTACCCACCGGACTTCTGCCCATTCACGCGCCGGGTTAGTCAGCCAGTCTTTCCATGAGACGTGGTCGCACTGGACTTCTTCGTAAACCACTTCCTCAGTGGCCTCTGGCGTCTCGACCTCGCCAACCTCGCTCTGGTCGTCGTCTTGGACGCCTTCGCCTAGTTCGTAATCCTGCTCTGCGTTCACCTCGCGCATATGCGGGATGTAGCGCACCCACACCTGGCCCCGGCCCGGCAGCAGATAGTCCAGAACGCATAGCTTCACGCGTCCGTCGAAATCATACTGGTCGAGGCTGAACCCTAGCGCCCGTTCCAGCACGTCAGACGCAACCTTGCCCACCGGGTCTTCGTCACGATAGCGCCGATCAACTATTGGCGTGGGCTGTTTGGCATAGATAGCAGGCTGAAGGGTCGAGACGTTAGACCACAGGATAGCAAAGCGCCGACGCTCATATCCTACAGACGGACGGCCACCGCCACGGGCGCGGTTCTCGTTCTTGTAGCGCCTGACGATGATGTCGCCAGCCTTCCACCACGGCTGCAACTCGCGCTCAGACAGATTGATTTCCTCAATCCATTTGGTAACAAGGTCGATGCCGTCTTGATTTTCAGGTTCGTCGGGAAGCATAGCCCCTCGCAAAGCGTTCAGGGGAACATATCGTGCGCGGGTCCGCTTGTCGATAGAACGATCATGCGCGTTCATAACCCGTATGCACCGGCTGGTTAGCTAACAGGTCGTCCCATGTCATATCACGGATGCCCTTAATCGGCGCGGCAACCGCCTTGGCTTCCGGCTTAATCTCACGATAAGCCATTGCCAGATACCGGAACGCATCCGCAGCGTGGCTAGTCCAGTCGTGTTTAGGCCCGTCACGGAACACGCGGGCCCTGTCGTCGTAGTCCGCGCGATACTGGCGCAGGCACTCAATCCCGGCCTTGCACTTGTCGCGGTCAAACCAGATGCGCGGGAACAACACACGGCCCGCGTTGATACCGTCCAGCACCTTGTGATTAGGAACCAGCTTAGGCTTGAGCTTGAGCGTCAGCATCGTTTCGATCCTGGTGCGCCCCGTGCCTAGCTCCCTCACTCTCGCGTCATGCGGCACCCAATCGGCTTCATACTTGTAGGGCTTGGCCTGCAAGACCTTGGCGTAATGCTCAATGCTTTCGCCGCTGGCCTCGTAGAAGTCTATCACCCGTATCTCAGGCCCGACCGCCTGCCAAAACCAAATGGCCGTGCTGTCGCCTATGCCCAAGTCCCACGTTGTGTAGACCGGCAGCGCAGGGTCATACGGAACGTCTGTAATCCGTCCAGCCCGCTCGCTCTCAGCCATGTCCTTGCCGTAGTAAGCCCCGATGATTGCCGCCTCAAACGAGCATTCAAACTCCTGCTCGTATTGTTCCGGCGTCATCTCCCTTGCAGCCGCGACTAGTTCGCTTTGCGGCAGGATCAGCGTTTCCGAGGCAGGCAGGAAGAACGGGAACCAATCAGGGTCCGTCTTTGCCCGCTCGAACAGGTCGAAGAACGCATTGCGTCCCTTTGGCGTCCCGATGAATGTAGCTGTGCCTTGGCGGTCAGCCAGCATCGGGCGAATGATCGAGCCGAATATGCCGGGATACATATCCGCATATTCATCAAGCGTGGCATCATCCAGGTAGCCACCGCGCAGGGCATCCGGGTTGTCAGCGCCGTAAATCTTGATGCGCTTGCCACCGATTAGCTCGACATACAGTTCTGATTCGTTTGGTGGCTTGGCCCAGATCGGCTGGCTGTATCGTTTCAGATACTCCCATGCCACGTCCTTGGCCTGCTTAAGGTATGGCGCAAGATAGGCAGCGCGATAGTGGGGCTTGTCGGACACCACCGCGTTGCGGATCATGTCGTTAATGCAAGCCACCGTCTTCCCGCAGCGACGGTGAGCCACTCCGATTGCAAAGCGTTGCGTCCGGTTATGGAACGGCAGAAACACCCGGCGAGGAGCGTAGGGGATTACTCTGGTTTCAGCCATGTGACCGTGAGAGCGCCGCCGTCAGGTCCAGAGACTTCCTGTTGCAGCTTGTCGCCGTATTTCTTCGGGTTCATCCGAGCAAGTGCCCACTTGCGTGTGTCAACGCGGAGGCGAGCCTTGGCAACGTGCGATTTTTGAGGCTCAACGTCGTCTGCAATGTCGAGCATATCATCGAACATACCAGCGGCACGTTCATCAATGGCTTTCGCGTAGTTGTCCGAGAAGTCTTTATGCTTTGTCAGCCAAAGGAACACAGACGACGACGACGGCATTGATTCTAATGCACAAATAGCCCGCAGCGATGAACCCGCAGCGAGCCTTGAGCAAATATCAGCCGCCAGTTCTGGCGTATAATCAGAGGGTCGGCCTAGACCGGCCATCTGCTAGTCTCCGTGGTTTGCGTCTAGCCTTATTGCCTTGGCGCGGGCTTAGAGCGTGGGGATGATGCCTTAGAGGGCTTGGCGGGTCAAGCCGTGCTGCAATGCCATGCGGATAGCTACAGCAGCCGGGCCACTAGGGCCTAGCTTGGCGTAGTTCTGAGCAGTCTTCGGGCTGACCATGAGCCACCGGCCCGCCGCTTGCTGAGAGAGGCCGAGCAAAGCAATGGCGGCTCGATACTGGTCTGCGGTCATGTGTTTTCCATCATTACCGGCGGGATATTCCAGCCGTTCGCTGTGTAAAGCGCGTGGCGCTTGCTGCACCGAACTTGGCCCGGTTTGTCGCCGCGCATCTTGCGGGCCACGATGACGCGCGGGAGTTCTTGCGGTAGGCCTAGCGCATTCAACAATTTTTGCGTTGATTTTTCTGGCTCCACCCGTGCGAGAAACCACGCGTCGTATGGTGCGGTGTCCATTGGACTCCATAGATCAGTCATGCCTTCAACTCCCGTATCATCCTAAGGCGTTCGCTAGGCGTAGCATCCGTCATGTCGCCTGATGCGACACGTCCGCGTCGATAAATTTCCTGCCGCATTTTGTCGGCTGTTGCAGTGTCATTGTTACGCGTTGCAGCGTGCGCGGCGTCGCTTAACTGGTCAGTAGTGTAACCAGCAAAAGGTGCGGTTTTGAAAGCTGCGTCCGCCATCACGCAGCCTCCGCACATTGTGCGACACGAGCCAGAGCCGCCGACATATCGTCAGCCACCTCGATCAGGCCAAAGCCGTCTTCGATGGCAACGAAGGCGCCGCCGAAGCGCGAGGGACGTTCGACCAGACGCAGGGTCTGGGAGGCGCTTGCAGCGCGGATGGCGTAGTCGGTAGCGGAGAAAGTTTGCATCGGACCCTCCAAGGTCGTCGGCTAGTGCTTGATTGCCCTGCGCCGATGACTGAACATAGCACCTATTACGCAGGGAGCAAGCACTTTTTACGCAGTCAGCGCATTTTGTTGAGCGGGGCGCGGCGGGCCGGTGAAACCCGTAATCCGCGCCCACCAGTCCCTCTAACTACTGGCTGCTCAATGGGGTTAGCGCCGTTCCTTGGCGCGTTGAAACTGTCGCATAAACGCGCCCGGCGTGTCGTCATGCTTACCGGCGATGCGATAGACGGGCATTCCGGCCTCTGCTCGATAGGCAAGCCACTTATCACGGGCAGCACGGCTTTTCTCGCAGGCGTAGGTGCGAACTGCGGTGATGGGGTCGTTCATCGGGTGTAGTCTTGCTTTCTGACTGTCCACGGGGTCCAGGTTTCTAGCGGAGGCGTTCCGCCGCCCGGTTGTTGGCGTTTTGCGTTCGCCAGACTTCCATCTTCGCATTGGCCGCTGCGTAGCGTTGGCGGGCCGTGTAGTCCGCCTTCGCTTGCGCTCCGACCTTCGCCAGATGGTCCTTGAACCGTGGTTGCGCTCTTGCCCATTGCTCTCGCTCCGTAGCTGACTTTGCATCGCTCTCGCCCATAAGTTCCGCAAGAACCGTTTTGGTCAGGGCGTCCAGATATTCATGCGCGGCCCTGTGAGCGGCCCCTGACTCATCGCCAAGGGCCTCCAACACAAGGTGCATATCGTCGTCTGATACGAGCATCAGAACGGAATGTCGTCGTCAAAGTTAGCGCCGCGCTGTGGCGGGGCTTCACGCGCAGGGCCAGCGTCACGTTGCGTTGGGAACTTAACCGATCCTGCCAGCATCGTTCCGTTATCGCCTTTGGCCCAGAACGCCACCTCCAGCTTGTCGCCGGGTTTTGCGCCCTCAGGAACGATCAGGTTCCCGCGCCAATCTGGACTGCGATCTGACTTTTTTTCCTTCTCCTTGAAGACGGCAATATCGCCAGGCTTCTGCTCATACGCCATTACATCGCTCCCAGTTCACGCCCGCGCCGGTCGAATGCCTCGCGGACTTCAATGCGCCAGCCCTTCGGCATGGTGCGGATAGTGTCGCCGTTTTCGTCTGCCCAGCCACGCAGCGCGGCAAGGGTCGGAATAGTCTCAAGGTCGCCAAGCCACTGGTTCACCTTTTCGCCCAGACCTTCGGCTTTGGCTTTGGCTGCACTCATTCCAGCGCCTTCGGTTTTATACCAGTCAGGGCCTTCGGGGTGAACGCTGATTGACGGGTTTTTCTCGACCTTGAGGCCAGACGCTGCGTTGCCGTCGTCATCCTCAACCGGCGCAAGGCCAAGCATTGCCATCAAGGCAAAGCGCCTCCCGTATGTCGTAGCCGACCCTGCCTCATGCGGGGACCATTTGGTCAACGGCATATCGAAGTCCGTCTCGATCCACTCGCCGCTGTCGTGAATAATGCGCGTCGTGATGCACAGCGTCTTGGCTTCCGTGTTTGTCGCACCAGGCCCCTGAATGACGCAAAGGCCATTAGCCAAAAGCGCCGTGCGGCTGGCCTCGATGCAATCGGCAAGCGTGGCGTATTTGGACGCCTTACCGTTCTTCTTAAACCCGTCGTTCTCGGTCGTTTTAGCCACTCCCTCCATAGAGTTGACGGCGGAAACCAGCGCGGGGCTGATTTTCGCTAGTGTGTCGCTGCTTCGCATTTGGCTTCCTCCATTGCCTGTTCATATTGTGTCAGCGCCTTACGACAATCGCGGACGTAACGCGTTGCGTTATGGTCGTGTCGGTTTTCAAACATTCGCGCCATCATTCGGACGGCAAAGGTTGTTGCAGGTCGGTAGATGCCACCGTCGTCCAGCCACAAGCGACACTCTTTGTATTTGGCAAGCGGGCGGTCAGTCATCACAAGTCCCTGTCTTTAGCGGCATCACGGGCATTGTCTGCCCTGTCAGCAATAAGGTCACACGCTGCGTCATAAGCCTCGTCTTCAGCCAGTGCGCGGGCGTCAACCTCAGTCATGCCCTGTTCCACATAAAGGCTGACAAGGCGGTCATATTCTTCAATGTAAAGGTCTTTCATTCCGTCACCTCATCCATCATGGCTTCGTCAAAATCGCCAGTCGCAAACTGGTCTAGGATTGCGTTAATGGTGTTCCAGTCGCCAGCGGTAACAAGGCGACCGTCGATAGCCTCAACCCAAATGTCGTCAATCTCGGGCGGGTCTGCGGGCAATCCGCCGTGGTCGTATGCCGGTGGGGCAGCAGCGCGGCCCGGCGTGAAAACAAACGACACCGTGGCGTCAAGTTCGCAGAAATCTGCCTCGCCGTCCGTTCCAAACGAGAGACAGGTCGTGAAGGTGTAACGCTTGGCCATCACACGGCTCCCGTAATGTCAGCGGCAATGGCCAGCCAGCCGGTCGGGGCCGACGCTTTGGCTTCCTCAGCCAGTTCAGCAAAGCGGTAATCAGTGGCCACCGCGATCAGGTAGCGGGCCGATTCTGGGAACGCCTCGCGTTGCTCCTCAAGCCACCACTCACGGTCTTCCTCCGCAATGGCCAAGGCCCGTTCTGCCATCGCAAAGCCTTCGTCCTGATACTCGTATGCGCCGGACCAGTCGCGGCAATAAAAGCCGTCGCCGTTCTCGCTGGCGTATTCGGTCAGCGCGTTGTCGAGTTGCGTTTGCGTGGTCATGTCGTTCTCCCTTGTTGAGAACCATAAAACACGGCATCTGGCAGATCGTCAAGCAATCTTTTTACTCGACAGCACGATTTTGTTCGCTTACCGTTGCGACACTATCAGGAGGACACATGACAAAAGAACAAGTCATCAAGGCCATTAAGCGGCTTGTCGGGGACGGCAAGCGCAAGGAGTGGTGCCAAGCACATGGCGTCAATCAGACCGTCCTTAGCGACGTTCTGCGAGGCCACCGCGCACCGACAGAACAGCTTTGCAACATGGTTGGCGTCGAGCGCGTCACCGTCATTCAATATCGGAGCAAGTGAAATGTTAGAGGCCATTACACGTCTGTTCAAAAACTACGGTTTTCACCGCAAGCCCACGCCGCAAAAACATGACGATTGGCACAATGACCCGTTTTATTCGGGGACTGGCGGAAAGGCCCGACGCCTTGCCCAAATCGCTCGCCAGCGTGACGCGCTGAAAGACGAACTGCGGAAGGCCGTGCAGCAAAAGAAAGCCCGCGCACCGATTTACGCAGCCCTCCGCGCTTTGTCGATTGAGGAACTGAAGGTCGAGGGACGGCGGTGAAGGCTCCCAAATATCGCAACGTCAAAACCGTCGTTGACGGCATTACGTTCGACAGCATCAAGGAAAGCCGCCGCTATAGCGAATTGAAGCTGCTGGAACGGTCTGGGCGCATCACTGGGCTTGAGGTCCAGCCGTCGTTTCGCATCGTCGTAAACAACTGCCTGATTTGCACTTATAAGGCTGACTTCCGTTACGTCACGGACACGCCACACGTTCGCGGGCTGGTCGTCATTGAGGACGTTAAAGGCATGAAGACGCCGGTTTATCGCCTAAAGAAAAAGCTAATGCTGGCTGTTCATGGGATCAGCGTGGTGGAGATATGACCGAAAAACTTAAGGTTCTTGACCTGTTTTCAGGCATTGGCGGTTTTTCGCTTGGCCTTGAGCGCACGGGCGGTTTTGACACCGTTGCCTTTTGCGAAATTGAAGATTTCCCCCGTCAAGTGTTGGCAAAACATTGGCCCGGAGTGCCGATTTATGACGACGTTCGAAACCTCACAGCCGACCGGCTTGTTGCCGATGGAATTGCCATCGATGTCATCTGCGGCGGGTTCCCTTGCCAAGACCTGTCGTCCTCGGGTTCGGGAGCCGGACTTAATGGCGAAAGAAGTGGCCTTTGGCGCGAGTTCTTCCGCCTCATTTGCGAAATACGACCACGTTTCGTCATCGTGGAGAACAGCCCAGAACTGCTTGATGGGTGGGTCGGAGACGTTCTCGGGCCGTTGGCCTCGGTCGGGTATGACGCGGAGTGGGATTGCGTTCCAGCGTTCGCCGTTGGTGCGCCGCACGGAAGGGATCGGGTTTGGCTTATTGCCTACCCCTTTAGCTTCGGACAATCGCAGCCGGGGGGATATTTCAATGCCATCTATTCAGCGCCGAATGCGTATCGGGAAGCAGATACTGCTGTCGAACTTTTTCGTCGGGGTGCCGTGCCCTTCGTGTGTCAACGGCATGATGGGGTTTCCGCATCGGTGGCTAAACACCGATTGACCGCCCTTGGAAACGCTGTTGTGCCGCAAATTCCGGAACTGATTGGTCGGGCAATCCTCGCTGACTACGCGGCGCAGCAATGACAGCAGCACCTCCTCGCCCGTCGATGTCTAAGGCCCGCCGCTTGCGCTTGTTCGCTCGTGACAACGGCGTCTGCGACATTTGCAAGCAAAAAGTCCACACCAACGAAGCCTATGAGCTAGACCACATAATCCCGTGGGCTTTAGGGTTTGACGACAGCGACGAAAACTTAAGGCTAGTTCACAAGACGTGCCACCGGACAAACAAAACCGGCGGGGACGTGACCAGGATTGCCAAGGCCAAGCGCCAAGGCCGAGAGACAGGCCAACAGGCTAGGCGGGCAGTCAAAGGCGGTTCGATACCGTCCCGCCCATTTCCAAAGACCAAAACTACATGGCCCAAGCGGCCTTTCAAGGGGAGAGACACATGAGAATCACCGTTGCCGATGTTATCCGGGAGACGGCTGCAAAGCACCGCCTGACCGTGGCTGAACTGCTAGGGCCGAGCCGGGAACGCAAATACGTCCGTCCGCGTCAGGAGGCCATGTATCAGGTGTTCACCAAATGCCCGCACATTTCCTATCCCGAAGCTGGGCGCAGAATGGGGGGACGTGACCATACCACCGTTTTGCATGGCGTGAAGGCCCACGCAAAGCGCCTTGGCATTGACTACGCCGACGCCATGCAAATCCGCAAAGGCGGGATTAACAAGCCTGTGTTTGCAATCATGGCCAGCGCATACGCTAAATCGTTGGAGGCTCACCGTGTCCAGTAAGGGTCATTATTTCCGCCCCTATGCTCCCGCCATGTTGGAGCGGTCTAATCCCGATATGTCCAAGGATCGGGAGATCGAGGCAAAGCAGCGCGACGCGGACCGGCGTTTCGTCATTGCGCTTGCGGAGGCTTTCCAGCGTGGGGATCATTTGCCAGAGGCCAAGCCTGAGCCGAGGCGCACCAGGCCCGTCCCCACTCCCACCACTCGACCTTCACTCTTTGCCGTATGGGAGGATGACAATGCGTAAGCCCAAAGGCCGCTGGACTGACGAAGAAGACCGGCTGCTTAAGTCAGGCTCAATCGCCAAACGGCCCGTTAAGGACGTGGCCAAGGCGCTTAATAGGCTAGAAGAAAGCGTTATCATTCGGGCTATTGTTATCGGCTTCCCGTTCGCCGACGCGACATAAAAAAGGCCCCGGCGCGATTGCTCAAGCGCCGGGGCCAGTAGCCACAACAAGGGAGGGGAGAACGCCGTGGGTGTCGCCACCTTAGCGCCTTGCGTTCGTCCCTGCAATAAGCGAAAGTGGGTGGGTGGGAGAGACGCATCTGGCGGTCCGTCTCAATCCCACCCTGACAGCGGCCATAGGAGGGCCACCGACATGAACGATATACATCGACGCACCTTTGACCGCAAGCATAGGCGTGGGCTTGGGCCTAAAAAGCGGTTTCGTATTCTAAACCGTGACGGCTTCAAATGCCGATATTGCGGACAATCTGCCCCAGACATTGTTTTGCAAGTCGATCACGTTGAGCCGTTCTGCCGAGGCGGGTCGGACGACGATGACAACTTGGTTGCCGCTTGTGAGGCTTGCAACATAGGCAAGTCCGATGATTCGATAATCGATCACGAAGAAGATTTTCGTCAGAAGCTTCACGCATTGATATGGCGTTTTTTTGAATGGCCGGACGCCGAAAGAGACGCAGCCGTGACGATTATCACGCGGGCTTATGTGTGCGGCTATGGTTGGTGGGATTTGCGGGAAATCGGCCAAATTGCGGATAATGTCCGCGAGGTGTCTTTGCTTCATCAGTGGCTTGTGAACAGGGACGCTGAAATATGAGTTGGGCAGCATTGGCATGGGCTTCTAAAACCCGCGTTGAGCGGGCAAGCGAGAAGCTAATCCTCATCGCATTGTGCGACCGCCACAACGATGAAACAGGCTTTGCCTACCCGTCGATTAATTGGCTTTGCGAGTTTAGCAGCCTGAACCGGAAAACCGTTATCTCTGCGCTGGACCGACTAGAGGCTTGCGGGCTTATTGCCGACTCTGGAAAGCGCGTTGGTTCAACCAAACAGGTAAAGGTCTATACCGTCAACGTTGGAGAACAGTCCCAAAACCGGAACAGTTCCGAAATTGGACGGAAACAGTCCCAAAAACGGGACACGGAACCTGTCTCTAACCTATCCTCAGAAGCTAAAGCTTCTTCGGAGTCAGCCAAATCATCCGGGTTTGATGAGTTCTGGAAATTGTATCCGCACAAAAAGGCCAAAGGCGCTGCCCTGAAAGCCTACCTGAAAGCCCGAAAGGCCATCGATCATGGAACGCTTGTCCGCGCAGTCGCTACTCAAATCCGTTGGGGAGTCTGGTCAAACCCAGAATACAGCCCTCACGCCGCAACCTGGCTCAATGGTGAGCGATGGGCAGACGAACCTGACGCCAATACGGGCCAAGCTGGAAAGCCAAGCACCGGAGGACACCGACCGAAACCTGCTTCAATGGTTGACATCCTCCTTGGGGATCGTGCCGCAGCCGCAAATCAGCCTGACGTATCCAGTGACGGGTGGATACCAACGGACAGTGACGGGGTATTCGTTCGAGGGCCTGACACCGGACAACCGTTCTAGGGCCTTGGAGGCCACCTATAGCGCAATGACGCCCGCGACGGTCCAAAGGTGCGAAGAACACGTTTCAACGCTCCACGCGGTCACAGCGCACCGGAATGACAGCGAGAATAGCTTGAGGCTTATCCTGCGACTTTATGCGGATTGTCTAGCCAGGTTCCCGGCTGATGTGGCTAAGGCGGTGGTGGAGCGGTTTATCTATCGATCCGACAAGCCAAACTTTTTTCCTACGCTGTCTGAGTTGAAAGACGCTTGCGACAAGGCAGCGGCTCAACGGCGGCAGCTTTTGGCGTCACTGGAAAATAAACGTTGACTAGGTCCAAGCCGTGAGTAAACTCAGACCCATGAAGCAGCCAAACCCGATTTCAGTCCGTCCCCGCCAAGGCTCCAAACTAGAAGCCGTCTGGAACGATAATGAGCGTTCCAACAAGGCAATGGGCGACATTATTCATTCATGGGCCGAGACATTCGCGCTCATGACAAAACAGTCAGAACAAGGGGAAGACCAATGATCGACCGTGCCGATTACACCGACCACCGTATGAAAGCGGCTCAGGCGACCAACCAATCCAATCGCGGGTTCGACTTCCGCCCCTCCGACGAGCCGCCGCTGTGGTTCAAGGCCTTGGCCGAGGTGTTCCGCCCTCGCTCTATCATCCTGCTGGCCGTGGTGGCTGGTGTTCTCTCGCTCTTTTGGATTGCTTGATATGACCGACTTGATCCTTTCCGACCGCCTGTCGCGCATCACGACGCTCAAGAGCGGATCGCATGAACCGAACGACGACGCGGCGTTCTGCGTCATGGAGGCCGTGGCTTATGTAGCTGGCGAGCCGTGGTCCGATCATCCGGCCTGCACCTGCCCGGTCATCACGGCGTTTATGGTTTCGTGGAACGACAGCCTGCCGAACGACGATGACCGTGCCCGCCTGTTGCTTCCGCTCATTCCGGTGCTGGTCGGGACGCGCGGGTCAAAGGCTCTCGAAGCCCGCCGCGCCAATATGGCCGCTGACTGGTATATCCGGGTCCAGACGCCCGCATGGCTGCGCCTTGCCGGGCTGACTACGCAAGCCGAGACGCTTGAGGCGTTTCCCGAGATCACCGACTTCGCCGCTGTGCCGTCGCTCAAGCCGACGCTAGACGCCATCCGAAAAGACGCGGCTGCGGCGCGGGCTGCGGCGCGGGCTGCGGCGCGGGCTGCGGCGTGGGATGCGGCGCGGGATGCGGCGTGGGATGCGGCGGGGGATGCGGCGTGGGATGCGGCGCGGGATGCGGCGTGGGATGCGGCGTG